AAGCAGGTCTTCAAGAAACCCAAAATGGGTGGAAAGACGTCCTTCTTGAATGACGATGGAAGCCTCACTCCTGAGTTTGCTCAGGTTGTGTTCGACCTGGAGGAGAAATGCAAGAGAATGAGTCCCGCTGTTCTCTCGTACATCTTCAACAAAGCCGAACGCCGCCTGCCAAACAAGGTCAAGAGCCCACGAACCATCTCTGTTTTCCCCTACGAGTTCACCTACGTCTTCCGCAAGTACTATGGAGCCTACATGGACTTCATCATTGCCAACCACAACCAATCGGAAATCGCAATTGGACTCAATGCCATGAACTGGGAATGGGAGCACGCCTATCGCCGCCTTGAAGTTGTCGGACGCAACAAGATCGCTTTCGACTACAAGGCTTTTGACAAGGCTCAGCCCTTCCAGCTCTCCACCACTGCTCTGGATATCATCGAGGACTACTTCTACCAAGTTATGCTCAAGAGTGGCAAAACCCCTGAGAAGGTTGCCGCTTACGAGCAGGACAAGGTTGTGAGGAGAAATCTTTGGTATTCTGCCATCAGTTGCCACTACGTCAATCATGACACAGTTTTCCACACCCTCTTCGGAAATCCTTCCGGAGGAGTGTTAACCACTCAACAAAACTGCGTTGTGAACCAGCTTTACATCAGGCTGGCGTACCTCGAGATCACCAAGAGGCACGATTTTGACGAGCATGTGAGAGTTCTGGTTTACGGAGACGACCTGGTTATGTGCGTATCGGATGAGATCTTTGCGAAGTTTAATTTCATTACCATCAAGAGATACTTCGCCTCCTATAATGTCATCATCACCTGGCCCGACAAGAGACGAGAAGACCATGAAGACACCCACTGCTCTGATGAGGACTTCACATTCCTGAAGCGTGGATTTACCCTCCAGAAAAACCTCTTCGAGGCCTACCCTGGAGAAGAACCCCGCAAAGCCTACAACATCTTTGGCACTCTGGATGTGGAAACCATTGAGGAGATCCCACAATGGATTAACGGAAAACTAGACCACCGCGCCGCCACTATTGATAACTACGAGACTGCTTGCATGCTCGCAGCTCAATGGCCCGAGGAGGTCTATGATAAGATCATGGCCAAGTTTGAAGAGAATCTCACTCATTTGCCTAATTATGCCCCTCTCGGTTACGCGACTTGGCGTCGCAAGATCGAAGACATGAGGGACGCAGGACAAGAGGAATTGCTCTTTATGGCCCACCGTTCGCCCAATCACTTCATGGAACAATCAGGAGATGGAGACAGTGACGATGAAGTTAGCCGACCCCCTTCCCCCGCTTACTCGACCAAGTATGGATACGAGCAGGATAGCGATGGAAGGTGGCAATACGTTAACCCGGAAGTGGACAACCCCCGATATGAGGAGCTGAAGCAGTATGAGAGACTGCAACGCGACTCATCAGCACCCTATGGAGAAGATTCGACATCCCTTCGAGAACAGGCCTCTAATGTAGAGCCTGCTGTCATCCAATTCGAAGAGGCCATGCCATCCTTCCCCACATTGCGTTCCTCCCAGATTAGAGCCCACATTCATTTCTGGAAGAATACGCTGGTTCCCATCGAACACATCCAGATGGTCCTGGACGCACTCCAGTTCGTCCCTGATCCAACCGAAGCCCCTGGATATTTCGATGTTCAGTCGGATAACGAGTCACACTACTCAGATGACTGGGAATACGGCGACGTCCTTGACGTCGACCCCCACTTCTGGGAGAGTCGTTGATTTCGACTACCATCACGTCAATCATAGCAAAGACAATAAATCGCTATGCTGTAGCCTTGAGAAAGCTGCAGAGTTGCCTGGACTCAATGCCTTTGGATAACCCTATTCTTTACCTGCCGTGTATATAGTACTAATTGATGCTTTCATCTTAGAGTAATATTATGTATGCAGTAGTGCCGCCTGATTGAGATGATGTAATGTACCTGCGTGAGCGCTTAACGCCAATGCTCTTAGAGGAAATGACCTAGCACGAGACCATCACTCCACCCCCAACACCAATGACATCTACTACCACCAACAAACTTCCCCCCCTTAAACTCAGTCAATATCTTCGCGCCCAGAAGGAAAATGGAAACACGCTCTACGTGATCTCTATGCAGCCTAATGGTGTCGGCGAGGTGAGACAAGTCACAGAAGACGATGTGCCAGAGAAACAGACCTGCCTATCTCGAATGGTCAACCTGCTTTCCTTCCTCCAAAGCACCCCAGAACCCGCTATCCCAAAACAACAGCCCAGACGGTCTAGCGGAGCGTCCCTGGAGAAGCCCAAGAAGAAGAGGAACAGGAAACACAACCCTCGCTCACGAAAACAAGTCACGTTCTACGAACAAGTCACCAAAGAACAAATGGCTAAATCTGAGCAGGGTGTGATCTCTGGAATCGCAGCCTCAGTCCAGAACATCGGACGTATCCTTACCCCTATGCCAGTAGTCGGAACCGCAGCAGCAATGGCCGCTAAAGCCGCAGGAGTCATCGGAGGAGTCGCCAAAATCTTCGGATTTGACAAACCCACTGACCAGCGTGCTATTCAGACCTTCGTCCAGCGCTACCCGGATTCTTCTCTCGGCATGGGACTTACCACCACCAATGTTCTAGCTATCGACCCCGACAATCACGTAGACCCCCTCCTGGAATCAACTGGAGCCAACACTGATGACATGAACCTTGCTCACATCATCACTCGGCCCCAACTCGTTTCCCAGTTTGAGTTCACTGGTCCTAGTCAATCTGGAGATGCAATTTTCTGCATGCCTGTCCATCCAATGTACAGCGACTGCGGAGCAGCCTCCAATGACCAGTACTATGCCATCCCAACTTATGCTGGATTCGTTGCCAATCTATTCCGACACTGGAGAGGAAGCATGGAGTACCGAGTTAAGATCTTCGCCTCCAACTTCCACTCTGGACGTCTACGTATCACCTGGGTCCCTGGAGTTACATCACCGACTGAACTATACAACAGCAAGACCGACTTCTATCAATCTGCTGGAATGATTGTTGACATTCGTGGAAACACGGAAGTCTCCTTCTCAATTCCTTATCTCATGGACGTCTTTATGGCTAAAACTAGCTGGAATGAGCTGGTCTACACCGGAGAGACAATGAGACAGATGAACGGTCCTATCCCTGCTGATGCCAATTGGCTAGATACCTATGACAAGACAGTCTACAACAATAATGTCTTCAATGGGTCTCTAGTCTTTACAGTCGAGAACGAACTCACCTTCCCATCTACCCCTGTTCCCAATGCTTCTATCCTCATTTACCAGAATTGCGGCGCTGACATGCAGTTTGCTGAGCCCTACACTGACTCCTATTCCTCAGGAATCGTGTATCCGCGAGCTACTACCGACGCCCTTCCGGTAATTAACAACATGGACGTCCCTGCTGGAGCTGGCCTTTCCGCCGGTTTCGCATACGCTGAAGCTTACAAGACCTCAGGAGCCACACAAAATTGGAGTGATCCAAGTACTCTTGAATTCAGAGAACAGAGTGATGTTCAGCCTGACGGAGAAATCACCGACCCCGTCATTACCACCAACGAGACAACAACATTTCTCGACCTTGCCGAACATTCTACGGAAGATGTGCAGGACAGTTCAACTGTCACTCCTGCTGAGGTTATGCCAATCCAGGAAATCCGAGCCTTCCTTGCCCGCCCACTACCAATCTTTCGCCATATATGGAGCGCTAGCGATGCAGCTGGAGCAGCTTTCGTGATTGACCCCCTTACCACCTACCTTAACAGTCCGGTTGTGAGGAGGAAGATTGCGAATTACCGCTACATCAAAGCTGACGTCGTTGTCGAAATCCGTATTAACGGCACCAAGTTCCACTATGGAGCCTGGGGATACTCTCGAGTCCCCCTAGGCGCTGGAGTCACACACAACCCACATGTCACTATGCTCACCGGCTTTGACGGAGGAGTGATAACACCTGACACTGAAGTTGTGCATACCATCAGATTCCCCTACCTATGGAACAAGGCCTACTATGACATCAAGTCGATTGGAACATCCACCGCTTGGGCGCCTGGAGCCGTAACTAACACCCCTGGAGGATCAAAGGCCGATGGCTTTGACCTGATCAATGCTGGAATGCTGTACAGCTATGCTCTCACACCACTACGTGGAGGGACCGTCGCTTCTGCTGACGTTGCCCCCATCAACATGGTCTACTTCGCCCACCTGGAAAATGTGGAACTTCAAGGATTTATCCCTGAGAACCTCGCTATCCCGGCTGCCAAGAACCGAAGTGGAGAGCTTGCTACCCTGTGTTCCTACATGGGATCTGGAACTGCTATCCCCAGAATGGAAAATATTCC